TTAGACAGAGTGCAGGAAACGATCGGTTAATCGAGGTTGTCCAAAATCATAGACTCCTGTATAATGTTTACATTAAATAATTAAACAGGCACACAATATGAGTGTAACAATCTTCCATGCAACAAATACACGCGATTCATTCTTTTATGGTCACGATGATATCTACTCCAAAGACGATGTAAAAGAAGCATGGAAAAACGGCGGGTACCTTGCCATTGCAAAGCTTGCAGTTAACGACCTGGACGCCGCTTACCACTGGTCACAGAATATTGAATCCAGCTGGACAGAAGGACAATTTGTCGAAGCCATCCATGATCCGGTAACATTCGCGCGAGGCGGAGCACGGTCTCTGTCAGTTGGCGACATTGTAAAATACGAAGACGAATACCACATCGTTGCAAGCTTAGGATTTGAATTAATCACCCTATAATATAGGTTGACCTTAACCGCGTGTGATAGTAAAATATACGTATTAATTAAATAAATCAGGTACAACACATGATTGAATTTACTCGTAAAAATGTACGTGAAATGAGCGAAGAAATTGCCGACGTGCTTAACAAGTACGGTTTCAAGAACACCGGCTTCCGCGCAGCAGGCGCATCGTTTTACGGTTCGGAATGTACTTTTAAAATTCAGGCCAACATTCAAGAACGCGCAGAAGGTGTTAAAAGCATTGGCGAAGCAGCCCTGGAAAATATGGCCAGAATGCATGACCTCTCACTTGAACGTTTGCCTTGTGGGCGCAAGTTGGTTGAGTTCAAACGCCGCAACCATACGTATCCTTTTATTTACGATGGTGGGCCGGAAGGTCGCAGGAAGTGTTCACTTACATCGGCGAAACACAGATTTGGTATTTAACAGAACGTGCTGAAATTCCGGGTCACTCCAGTTTCCCGGAAGCTTTAACCCCGACCAACGCAACGGTTTAACCAACGCAACGGCGGGGTTCTTTTTTTGACAACATTATGAATAAAGTAATCATCCCACATCCATTTAATGTAGCAGCAGGCGAATCCGTCACTGACCAACATTACCGCGAGATCTTTAAAAGAACAGCATATTACAGAGACTGGTGTGAAAAGAATACCACCGGAACTTGGCATGTTGATAATACTTTTCATACCAATGGTGTTGAGGTTAGATTTGAGAAGTTGGAGGACGCAACCTATTTTCAGATATTTGCGGCTGCATTCTGGATTCACTTGCACGAATAGCTATCCAAAATACTTTACCTTTTAACCCAAACCCATTACAATAGTTTTTTAAATCAGGAATATGAAATGAGAGTAGCATTAGTATTTTTAGTTTTGTTCGGACTCGCATCTGCAGCTATTTTCGGCTACAAGTTCGTGACCAAGCAAGACGTCAAAGTCGCTGGCAAGCTAACATTTGCTGGCATCGTGGCACTGGTTCTCAGTGTCGTTATTTATTTAGGAGAAGTAGGTTGAAAAACTTTAATATATTGATCGCGGGCCTTTGTGTCCTTTCGCTTACTGCATGTGGTGCAGTTGATTCCGGTAATTCCGGCGTACGAATTTCCTGGGACAACAAGGTCCAAAATGAAGTGGTTGGTGAGGGTTTTTATACGTCCTGGATTTCAAACGTTGAAGAATGGGTCGGTAAGGAAATCCTTATTGAGCTGGACAACATGACTCCGAAGGTTGGCGACAACTTGAAGATGCAGGAACTTGACGTCCAGTTTTATTACAAGACTGATGTTGCATCTTGTGCGCCGGGGCTGAAACAGAAGTACGCCAACGCAACAACTTATGAAGGTGGATATGCGTATCCAGTCTTTAAAATGGTAACTGGTGTTGCACGTGGTATGGTATATGAGGCAGTTGGTCAACACGACGATTCGCTTACTCTGCACACACAGAGAGACCAGATTGCTACCAATATCAAAGAGCTTGCCCAACAGGAATTCGAATCTGAGGACCCTGGTTGTATTAAGGTAACTCGTGTTCTTATTAAGAAGGCTGATACCGATGCAACGTTGGAAGAATCTATCCAGCTTGCAATCAAGAAGGACAAGGAATTGGAAGCGGCCGAGAAGGAAGACAAAATCCAGGCAGCATTGGCAACAGCGAACAACTCGTTGACCAGCTCACTTACTCCGCAGATTATGCGTATTAAAGAACTGGACGCAATGGTTGCAGCGTGTCAGAGAGGTACATGTATTATTGATTTTACAAACGGTGGCGTTACTCCACTGGTCCAAATCAAGCAGTAAAAGTGTCTGATCCTCAAGGCATTTCAGTAAAGCAAGCCCGGGCCGCAATGGCTCGGGCTTTGTCTGAAGACGATGGATTTTATCTTACATACGAAGCAGCGATAGCGATGTACTTGCACGACCGAGATTGGCTTCGCACACAAGACGCATCGGCGCCCATGGGATCTGGAAGCAAGCGATCCACCACCCAGCATAATGACCGCAACAAGGCCGCTGAAGACCTGTTAAATTTGTTGTTTGCGGACTAGACAATCTAACCAAAAGACTGTACAATACACGTATTAAAACAATTAGGAAAGCACGTAGATATGTCAAAATTCGTCAAAGAAGATTTTAACTACAGCGGCGGCTACCTTACTTACATTGGCGACCAAGGTCAGTTTAACGAGTATTACCAAGAGCCCTGTCATCCTACGAGACTCGGAATGCGCAAAGATGCATTCGTTGCACGTTTCAAATATGGCGGTGGATCGGCCCACTTCAAAGCTTTCCTGATTAAGAACTTCACAGTTGAAGAATACTTCGGCCTTACTAGTCGCAAAGCGATTGGCGGACAAGACCTGGCTCCTTTAACTGCGTTGGAAACTAAAGGCTACCTTAGCCCCAACGCTCGCAAGTCAATTAAACACCACAATGAATATAATGGTACCGACTTCCCCCTAACACTGCAAGGCTTCGAAGATACCATTGCAGCCATATGTGACAACCGCGAGGTAGCGTAATGACTATTTTCAAGCATACAGCAACAGGTGTCCTTTGTTACATCTGCCTCGAGAAGCCCCCGAAGTACACCGGCCAATGGCACAACTCGTACAACCTGGCGACCAACAAGCTCGTCAAGAAGGACTGCAAACTTAGGGATTATGAAGCAGTTGCTTCGTACAACGGAGTTCCCGTACTGTGAGCAATGGCTCCCCATGCGAAGATATTGCCCTAGGTTTCGGCCTAGGCATAATGGTACTCGGTGCTGGTTTCGGTGTTGGCGGTGTATTGATTTTGATGCACATAATTATTGACTGGTACGTAAACCTCGGAGGTATCGTACAATGAGCCTAATCGACACAGCAGCATACCTGGAACATTGCATATCAAAAACGGACAACATTCGTTTAGAGCGATACATGCAGAACGGTGTGCAATGGATCCACGCCATTGTCGAATATGATCGCCTCCCGGGGCAACCTTACACCGCACCTGTTGTCATTAAAGAATTCGATTCAAGAAGTTTGGAAGCCTTAGTTTTTCAAATCCACGCAAGCATAAAGGAGCACGAAAAAGCATGATTACAATTAAACTCACATTCACAAAAAACGACCTGCAGGGTTTGTTAGACGCAGCCGCATTTGGTAATGAGCCTTTAAAGATCGAAGACCTTACGAAAAAGGAACTTGCCAACCTAAAATACGATTTGCAAAATACGCCTTTTGTAGAAGAGATCGTAGAGGGTGCGGAAGAATATTGTGCAAATGATTGGCTCCAGGGTTGGGGTAACAACGAAGAAGACGAAGATGAGTAACGAGGAATATTTGAAAGAGAATGATCCAGAGCTGTTAGCAAAGGTTTTTGAAATGATGGCAAAGCGCGACGGCTGGGATATTGCAGATTGTTGGGACGCTATTGATAGCGAAAGTTATCATGCTTATTGCGAGAGCGATGAGTAAGAAATACACTGTCCAAGAACTAATGAGTGCTATCGGGGTCCTTCGGAAGATGGACCTCGATGAGTATTTACTATTAGTCACTCCACCAGCAACGCCGGCCGACGAAGGTAACAGACCGTACGTTCCTGGCAAGCGTACAATGCTTGGAAATATGTACAAGGACATGAATGAAGATATGCTTGAATGGCTAGGAATACTGAATAAAGGAATGATAGAGAAAGCGATCGAATACGGACTTAAGAATGCCGACTAAATATTACCCAAAAGAATTTATCAACATGTTGAAGATTTTATCAACTCTCAGTTTTGATAACTGGCTTGCTATTGTTCATCCTGGCGCAGCAACGACAGTTCCGTTTGCAACCCGGCCAGCAGATTACATTAAGGAATATGACATGATGAAGGACGATGTGTTTGAGTGGGTCCGCGCAAAGTCCGTTCTGCCAGGTTTCGATAGGATCCTCAACGAAGCGAACAAATTATACGTAATCCAACTATTAGGTACAGACTAACATGGTAACTTTACCCCCACCGTTTACAGCAACGAGACTTCCGGGTTACTTTTGGAACACAGAAACCCAAACACTGTTTTCAATCAAGCAAGGCGGCGCACTGAGAGAATTAAAGTTCAAGCCTGCAAACTATTGGAATCGCAATTGTGCAGGATATCAAGTTTCGCATAAAGGAATCAAACGTTACATGACTTTGGACTATTTGAAAACTTTAACACTTAAGGATTCGGAAATTGGGATTGCTCACACATACAATGGAACTTGGGCACGATGAAATCCCATTCTATTACTGCCACAGTAAATGTATCGGTTCGGTACGTGCCGATCATTCCAATTTTGCTGTATTACACAGAAACAAATACCTCAAGTGCAGATACTAGGGGATCACTAACAATACGATCTATTCACATAACACCGTGGATTTCGTTTTCGCTTTCATTGGAGAAATAATAATGGATGTAGATAAAATAATCAAAAACGCAATAACAGAATTAAGAAACTGGGATATTGCCGGCAGCCAGGCAGATGGCGTGCAAGATATAATGCATCGAGTTGTCGAAGAAATTACAACACCCCCACAAGAAGAATTACCAAAGGACTTGCAAGAAAAGTTTGAATCGCATAATATGTGGATTCAACGTTGGACTAGTACCACCGAAGGATGCCTCGCTTGGCATTGGGAAGCTAGATTCAGTGACGGAACCTATGCTACTTATGCAGACAGCATAGGTGAACTGAAAGCGTTTTTGCGAGGATACGAAAAGGCAAAATGGAAATTTGGATAAATTAAATTTGCATTTATTTTAATCTTCATATATACTTGCATAACAAATTAAAAATTAGTTATTTTTAATATTTGATAAATAAACATGTAACTAAACAGAGAGATAAAATGTTTTCACAATCACAACAATATACAGTTTCACAACAGCAGGGCTCGCGCCCAGCATGTGCCGCGGTATGGAGTTTTGATCCGGGACATAATCGGGTTTTAGTAAGTGAGGGACGTAGACGATAAGTTTACCCTAACAAGAATTACTAAAACCCGGCAAGCGAAAGCAAGTCGGGTTTTTTTATGGCAAGGTTAATTAGGTTAACCGATATAACAGCGTGATGCGGGGGCTAGTTATATAAGCAGGGAGACCGGGATCCATTAAGCGCCGGGAAGTTGGAGGGAACAAGCCTTTTGTGGCAGCAACCGATAACGATACTTAATAACAAAGGTTCCTACACGGAACCAATACAAAATTTTGGAGCAATAGCTGATGTGGTCTTAGCGCCGGTTTGAAACGCCGGAGATGATAGTTCGATCCTATCTTGTTCCACCAAACAAATTAAGGTTCAGATAGGGCAATTGGTAGCCCTGCCCGGCTGTAACCCGGGTGCTTCTGGCGCAGTTGGTTCGAATCCAGCCTGGACCACCAAATTAAGGTTGATTAGACAGATAAGGAGACTGCCCGGATTGTAAACCCGGTGCCATTTGGCCCGCAGGGATCAATACCCTGGTCGACCACCAAACAATTTATGATAGAATTCCGGTTCGATTCCGGCTCGAGGGAGATGGTGTAATATGGAACACGCTGTCGTAAATTACAAATTAGGGGGATTAGCTCATCGTAGGGAGAGCACTTGCCTTGCAAGTAAGAGGTGATCGGTTCGAGCCCGATATCCTCCACCAAATTTGTTGTCATCACCTTACAAGGGTGGCTATAGTTTTCTATAAAGGAACTGACTGTGGTGACAACAATCTAATTATTATGGGCCGTTAGCTTAACGAGAAAGCATCTCTTTTGCACTGAGAAGGATAGGGTTTGACTCCCTGCGTGTCCACCAAATTTAGGATAGTAACAGCAAACAAAATAAAACTTTCAACTCAAATGAAACTAAAAAACACTATCCTGTTTAACAATGCATCGGTAGCCAAGTGATCCAAGGCATGCGCCTGCAAAGCGTAAAAGTCGTCGGTTTGAATCCGACTCGATGCTCCAAATTATCGACGCCTCGGCATCAGATCGAGGTGGGGGTTGCATATAGCTGACACTACTTGTAACCGCTGATGATGGCTATGTCAGTAGCGATCTAATCGATATTCTAATTAAGCCGTGGAGACTGACTGGGTAGGTGACTCGTTGTCTGCGAGAACTAGGCGGGTCCGATTCCCGTCTGCGGCGCCAAATATGCTTCGGTAGCTCAATCGGGAGAGCACTTCCCTGTCAAGGAAGAGGTAGAGGGATCGAAACCCTTTCGAGGCGCCAAATTTATTAACGGGGATTAGCGCAGTCTGGTAGCGCACCTGCTTTGGGAGCAGGGGGTCGTAGGTTCGAAGCCTACATTCCCGACCAATTTATGTTGCTGTAGGGTTGAAGCCTTCCTTTCAGTTCGAGACTGATAGCAACACCAATTTATGTTCGGTTCGTCTAAAGTTAAGATACCTCCGTTGGAGGAGGGGATGCAAATTCGCGACCTGCACTGGACACCAATTTATGTTCGATCGTCTAGGTCCAAGACGCCTCCCTTTGGTGGGAGGGGACGCAAGTATCGAATCTTGCTCGAACGCCAAATTTATGTTACAATCTTTATATCATAAACAACTACAGGAGATTTAATGAAGAAAACTTTAAATATATTTTTTAACGAGCACAGCATACGAGCGAACTTTTATCACTTAGTGGCAATTGCATTTTTGATTACTACTATCTTTTGGAGCTTCGATATTATCACTGGCGAAGCATCATTCATAATTGGAATGATTTTATTTGCCACAGACTGGTTAGCGGAAATGTACGATCCGAATCCAGAAAATCCCGGACCCTGGTTTGCAACGCATTTCCATAAGGTGACGGATGAAACAAGTGCAAAAGTAATAAAAATTATATTAGGAATTTTCATAATCTTAATAGCAACAAGTATTATCGTTCCTACAGAAATTATACATGAGACAGTACCGTGTATAATCTGTGCGGAATAAGAATTAACTCAGCATGGGGCAGTCTGGTAGCCCACCTCGTTTGGGGCGAGGAATCCGAAAGGTGTACGTAGGTTCGAATCCTACTGTTGAGACCAATTACTGTCGCAGGGTGGAGAAGCATGGTCATCTCACTAGGCTCATAACCTGGAAATCGGGGGTTCGAATCCCTCTCCTGCTACACCAAAATTTGAGAACCTGTTCGAACAGGTGATCGATAAGTAAGTCGCATTCGAACGACTAAACTTGTGAGCCCCGCCCACCCTGGGTAACAGGCGATAAGGCTCACGACCAAATTGAAAGTTCTTTGCAGCTGGCACCTCCCTGGGATTGCTGGATGAAGTCGCTCCTTTAAGAGCGGTGTGCGAAGGATTTGATAACAAAGGTGAATAGGAATTTAATGCGTGACGGGCGTGTTTAATAAATTCCCACCCGGGCCCCCGTCAACTAATTATGCGGGCGATTTGCGTCCAACGTGAGGTTCATATCCTTGCAAGTAGGGTTCGACTCCCTGGTCCGCTCCCCTTGAGCCAACTGTTTGGCTAGTTAACTCGAAACATTGTTTCGAGTTGGTAAATATGTGTATGCATTACACAATTTATCAAATAACAAATTTAGTGAATGGCAATATCTATATAGGTGCGCATAAGACCAAAGATCTAGAAGACGGATATATGGGGTCAGGAAAAATTCTGACCCGAGCAATAAAGAAACATAGCTTAGACAATTTCAATAAAGAAATAATTGCAGTGTTTGATTCTGCAGACGAGATGTTTACATTAGAATCTGAATTAGTCAATGAAGATTTTATAAAACGAAAAGATACCTACAATATTAAATTAGGCGGACACGGCGGATTTGATTATATAAATGAAACTAAAACCCGGGAAGATAGAGTTAAACATAGCAGGCTTGGGTATGTTGCGAATAAACAGATTATGCGATGTCCTGTTAAAAATAAATTCGCAGGTGGCAAAAGTTACAAATTGAAAGCAGGCGTCCATGCTGCAACAAAGGAACAACATACTAAATGGTGCAAATTAAGAACAGAAGCAGCATTAACAGATGAGGCAAAAGCGAAAAGAATTGCTTCGTTAAAGAAAATAAAACATCAGCAAGGATCCAGAAATTCCCAATTCGGAACAATGTGGGTTACGAACGGATTCGAAAATAAAAAGATTTTAAAAACTCAACCAATAGAAGGTGGGTGGGTTAAAGGAAGAACAATGAGAGTTCAATGATAAACCGTAAGGACGGCCAATAATGGTCCGACAAGGAACATAGGTAGGTAACCACTCCTGCACTCTCGCCAATTTTAGGATAGTAACAGCAATCAAAACTTTTTTCGTAAAAAAAACCAAAATCTATCCTGTTATATTATAGGTCCTTAGCTCAGATGGCAGAGCGCTTGGTCGACATCCAAGAGGTCAGGATCTCGGAATTCCTAGGACCTACCAATTATAGTTGAATTGCTCAGTCGCGCAAACGCGAGCGATTGGCAAAGCAATATATCCCTAGGCCGTGTACACGTCAAACTTTAACAAAGCCTTAATAGTAGCCGGGATGGGTGGCTACTAACTGTATTAAATTTGGCTCAATGATCAGTCGGACGGACTAGCTGCCGCAGGAAGTGCTAGGAGTGCCACACCGGTGGAACAACACTCGCCAATCAATTATGCTCCCTTAGCTCAGAGGCAGAGCGGCGCCGTTACATGGCGCGCGACGGGTTCTCGGAATACCCAGGGAGTACCAATTTTAGGATCTTTACAGCATAAAAACTATTGCATCGAAAGCACGTGGTCGTCGGTTCGAGTCCGGCCCTTCCCATAGATATCTATGGGAAGGTAGCTCAGTTGGTAGAGCACGTTTAATAACAGATCCTGTTGCACAACGGAAGATAAACTAGACAGGTGTCTAGGTCGGTTTGCTAAACCAGACGCTCCAGAAATGTGGGTTCGTTTCAATTACGATGTCTTCCTCCCTTGAGCCTATGTTGGGCTAGTTCAACTATCGTAGTTGAAACATTGATAAATATTTGTGTGTATTATACAATTTATCAAATAACAAATTTAGTGAATGGCAAGACCTATATAGGTGCGCATAAGACCAAAGACCTAGAAGACAATTATATGGGATCTGGTAAGATCTTATTAAGAGCTATAGAAAAATATGGCACTGAAAATTTTAGTAAAGAAATATTGGAAGTATTTGATACTTCTACGGAAATGTTTGAATTAGAGGCAACACTTGTTAATGAAGATTACATTATAAGAAAAGACACATATAATATAAAGACTGGAGGATTCGGCGGATTTGAATATATAAGAAACCACCCCAATTATGTCAATTGGCAGGCATCGGCCGCGAAGAAAGGCGGGCTAACAAGACACATTTCAAAAGCTGAGTTAGCCGATAAAATTAGCATGGGCGTCAAAAACGCGTGGTTAACAGGCAAATTTAAGAATCGGATTCCTGCAGGAGCATGTAGCCCTGGCTTTATACGAAGCAATGAACACGGTCAAAATATTTCATTAGCAACAACAGGAACAAGAATTGGTAAAAATAATTCACAATTCGGAATACGGTTCAAATGGATGAATAATAACCTAATTAATAAAAAAGTTCCGATCGAAAATGTAGATCAATGTCTGCGTGACGCTTGGGTATTCGGAAGAATATCTAAAAAATAAACAATAAAATTAAGGGCCGCTGGTGTCAATGGTAACAC